CACCTTGGGGTAAGTCTGGTATTTTTGTTGATGGTGAGCAAGTGATTAATTTGAGAACTTCTGGTTTCATTGGTCGAATGATTATGCGAGGTTTGAAAAATCTTCCTGAAAATTTTGCTGATAAACTCAACTATTACATTGAATATAGTAAGTCTATCTCAAAACTGAACAAACCAAAGAAAGAAGAAACTTCACAAGCAACATACAAACCATCAATACAAGATCATATCAGAGAACAAGTTATGGGTCTCTGCGGCGAAATTGAAGGTGCTATAGATGATTTCTTTGACAATAGTTGTACACCTACAATCGATATCTATGATTGGTTGGTTCAGAATGAAGTAAAAGGTTTGATAGCAAAACGTGTTGGTGAAGAATTTATGCCAACATTATCAAAAGTAAATAATATTTGGGATGATGAATTAGTTGCTGAGGAATATTCACATCTTAAAAAGAAACAAATCGTAGCCTTTCAGAAATTTCTTCAGACAATTGTTGATGATTGTCTTAGGTATTCTGCTAATCAAAATACACAAAGAAAGCCTAGAAAGAAAAAACCTGTTACTGCACAAAAGCAAGTTTCTAAATTAAAATATAAGAAGCAAGACGATACTTACAAAATTGCTTCTATCAATCCAATTGAGATTGTTGGTTGTGAAAGACTTTATGTATTTAATACAAAGTATCGTAAATTAGGTGTGTACGAATCTGAAAGTCGTAATGGTCTATCTGTCAAAGGTAGTACGATCCAAGGTTTCAATCCACTGACTTCTAAGTGTAAGAGAGTACGTAAACCAGAAGATGTCTTGACAAAGATTCTTAATGGTGGTAAACTTGCAGTTCGTAGACAGTATGAATCAATCAATTCAGTTGAAAAAGATTTGACTGGTCGCATTAATGATGAAACAATTCTTCTCAAAATTGTAAAATGATATTACTCGATTATTCTCAAATCGTCATTGCCAATGTGATGATGAATACCAAAATGATGTCTGAAGATTTTATCAGACATTCCATTCTTAACACAATCAGAATGTATCATCAAAAATTCAAAGATGAATATGGTGAGATGATCGTTTGTTGTGATGGTGCTAATAATTGGCGTAGAGATACATTTGAGCATTACAAAGCGGCAAGAAAAACCACCAGAGATAAATCTGATTTTGATTGGAAAGAATTGTTTCGTTTACTACATCAGATAAGAGGTGAGATAAGCGAAAACTTTCCATACAAAGTTTTACACATAAATAAGGCAGAAGCAGATGATATCATTGCCACTCTTGTAATCAAGAGAGAACCTAAACTAAATGGTGTCGTATCTGAATCTGAACCTGTTTTGATTGTGTCAAGTGACAAAGATTTTCTACAGTTACAGAAATTCGAAAATGTTAAACAATATTCTCCTTTAAAAAAGAAGTTTATTTCTACAGATAATCCAAATGTATTTCTCAAGGAACATATACTAAAGGGTGATGTTAGTGATGGTGTTCCTAATTTTCTTTCAGCGGATGATACATTCGTATCTGACAAGAGACAAAAACCTCTTGCAAAGAAAAAACTTTCTGTGTGGTCTGAATTGGAACCAGATGTATTTTGTGAAGGTGAGATGTTGAGAAACTACAAACGAAATGAAATGTTGATTGATTTGACAAAAATACCTGACTGGTTACAAACCAATATTGTTAATGATTTCAATTCGCAACCAAATACGGGTAGATCAAAACTTTTCAATTATTTTGTAAAGCATAAGTTAAAAAATTTAATGGAGCATATCAATGAATTTTAGGAGTTATCATGCCTGCTAAGATGACTAATGAAATTTTCTCAGTGGCTAATTCTATATCTACAGATGAGGAAAGAGTAGCATATCTTAGGCAGAATCAAACAAAAGCAGTTAGAGAATTGCTAAGATATAATTTTAATAATGATGTAAAATTTTTACTTCCTGAAGGAAGACCTGATCTATCAAATGAAGGTAGTGAAGAACTAAGACCACAAAATAGTTACTTTCCTAATCTTGGTCCAAGTGACGATGGTGCTACTTTGAATTATGAAGTAAGAAGATTGTATTTATTTGTTGAGGGCGGCAATCCACATTTGACTGATGTAAAAAGAGAAACATTGTGGATCGAATTAGTAAATTCGTTGCATCCCTCTGAGGCTGATGATCTTTGGCATATGAAGGATAGAACACTTCAAGAAAAATACAAAAAGATCACACACCTCGTGGCTCATAACTCATTTCCGGAGTGGGTTCAACCACCCCCTGCGAAGCCTAAGTCGAAACCTAAAAGAGACAGTAAAGGGCGTTTTATCAAGAGTGAGAAGAAAGATAAAAAATGAAAGTGTTAATGACTTGTGCTGGCATCAATACAGAGTTGCGGCCCTTTACAGATATGATGCCAAAGTGTTTATTACCGATCAACGGGAAATCAATTCTTCATCATAATTTAGACTGGTTACAAAAACATGATGTAGATGAAGTTACGATAAGCACATCTTATTATTCTAACCAGATTGAACTTGCCTTAAAAAAATATCAATCAAAATATAACATTAGATTACATACTCAAAAGAATATCATTGGCACCGCTCAAACATTAAAAATGTTAGAGATGAGATTTATTGAAAATGATTTTCTTTTTCTGCATGGTGATAATTTGTATGACTTTGATGTAAAAAAATATTATAATGTACATAAGAATAATGGAAAACTACTTTCCATTTTGTCACATTATACCAAGGAGGATAGTAAAAATAAGAGTTTTATTAAATACAAAGATGATTCAGATAAGATTGAAAAAATATCCGTTAAGCCTGATTATAAAATTTCAAATGATTTGTTAGCAACATCTGGTGTTTGTTACATGAAACCATCAGTATTTGAATATCTTAGTCCAAAAGATAAACAAGTCTTTGATAATTTTATTCCTAAAATGCTTGACAATTTGAATGTAATAGTAGATAATAATTCAGTTAAATTCATAAACAGTAAGAAAAAATACATGACAGTATCAAACACATGGTCCTCATATGAATGTTTTCTTTCTTGATAAAGATCCCAAACTAGCGGCTGAATATCATTGTGATAAGCATGTAGTTAAAATGCTTATCGAATATGCTCAACTCATGAGTACCGCTCATCGTGTTATGGATGGTGAAGAATGGTATGACAGAACCGCAAACAATAGACGAATCAAAAGATGGAAACATCCTGATTCTGAAATGGACAAAGTATTGTATCTTGCTTCTCATGTAAATCACCCAAGTGGTATTTGGTTGAGAAAAAGTACAAAGCATTATGATTGGTTGTATGAAATGTGGCTTCATCTTCATGATGAATTTGTTTCAAGGTACAACAAAAAACATTTGTCAAATACTAAACTTACAGAAATACTTTGTAAGTATCCTGACAATATGCAAACAATGCCTTGGGAAGATCCACCTCCTGCAATGCCAGATCATTGCAAGATACATAATAATTCATTGGCTTCATATCGTAAATATTACATAACTGAAAAAGTTAGATTTGCGACATGGAAAACACAAACTCCAATTTGGTTTACAGATGCCGACATACGTGTACAAATGTAAAGAATGTGATAACATTTTTGAAGAAAATTTAAAATACGATGATAGAGATGCACCTACCGATCATCCCTGTCAATTATGTGGAAGTGTCATCAGTCGTATTCCTGCTATGCCTGGATTTGCATATGACAATGTAGGAAACAAAAGACCCGATACTTCTTTTAATGATAAACTAAAAGAAATAAAGAAAGCACATTATGGTAGTCAATTGAATGTGATAGAATAATGTTTAATCATGAAAACACTCTTGGCGATATCGAACTTGAAACTTCTACTGTAGATGGTAAACGATGTTATGTCACTCCTACTGGTGAAAAATATCCATCCGTTACTACAATTCTTTCTGATTACAAGAAAGATTCCATCATAGAGTGGAGAAAACGAGTTGGTGAAAAAGAAGCCAACAAGATCTCTACTCAAGCATCTCGCCGTGGTACAAAAGTTCATAAGTTATGTGAAGATTATCTTAACAATGAACTTTCTACAAAAGAATACACACCTGACAATGTAGAAATGTTTCAATCGATTCAACCAACACTTGATGAGATTGAATTAGTCTATGCACAAGAAAGAACTTTATTTTCTCATCATTTAAAAACTGCTGGTCGTGTCGATTGTGTTGGTAAGTTTAGAGGTAAAAATCATATTATAGATTTTAAGACTTCTAGCAAACCAAAAAAGAAAGAATGGATTGATAATTATTTCATGCAGGGTTCAGCATATGCGGTTATGTGGGAAGAGATGACAAAAATTCCCATTGCTTATATTGCAATCATAATTGCAGTTGCAGATGATCAACCACAGGTTTTTATAGAGCATAGAGATAATTGGATTTCCAAATTTATAGAAATCAGAAATCAATATGAGGCATTTTGATTTCTCTATTACAAACATGTGCAATGCGGCATGTCCTTCCTGCAAAAGATATCCTGATTTTGGAAGTCATATAGTTGATCCCAATCAACAACTTCATCCAAATCTAAATCAAATTCATATGAAATTCGATGATTTTGAAACAATCATTGAAAATAATCTTCATAACTTTACAAATAAAAATGTAATGTATGAGGGCGAACTAGGTGATCCGATGGTAAATCCTGAAGTGAAAAAATTTATTGATTATGGGTGTGACTTATTCAATTCTTTAACTGTAGTAACAAATGGAGGGAATAGAAAATCACAGTTTTATGAAAAATTAGCATACAATCATAGAAATTTATCATTTGTTTTTTCTATTGATGGCTTAGAGGATGATACAAATCAAATATATAGAAAAAGAGTAGTAACAGAAAAAGCAATT